TGATATTAATCCACTAAACACAAGTTTAGTTGATAATCAGTTTTTTGAGATGCAAGGATTAACTTCAAAACATATAGCAAACGCTTTTGGTGTTAAAGGTTTTCAATTGAATGATATGGAAAAAAGCACTTATAGCAATTTAACTGAACAAAATAAAATATTTTATAGAGATACTTTGCAAAATGTTTTAACATTATACGAACAAGAAATGGCTTATAAATTATTAACCAAAGCAGAACTTGAAAATAATAAATATTATTTTAAATTTAATATTGATAGTATTTTAAGGACTACTTTTAAAGAAAGGATGGAAGGATATGAAATAGCTTTTAAAAATGGTTTTATGCCAATTAAAGAAATAAGAGAAAAAGAAGACTTACCTTATATAGATGGAACTGATTCATTAATTATAGGTAATGGAGCTAGTATTCCACTTTCAATGGTGGGAAAACAATATGTTAAAGGTGGTGAAAATAATGAGTAAAGTATTGAGTTTTAAAAATAGCAATAATAAAAATATAGGAACACTCGAATTTAAAAATTTAAATAATAATAACTCTGAATTAAGATTATATGGTGAAATTGTATCTACTGAATGGGATAAATGGGAAAATGAAGATAAATGTCCTGAAGATATAGTATCAGTCTTGAATGAAGCTGGTGATAGAGATATTGATATTTATATTAATAGTGGTGGTGGTTCTGTATTCGCTGGATTAGCTATTTATAATATGCTTAAAAGACATAAAGGGAAAAAGATAATCCACATTGATGGCGTAGCAGCAAGTATAGCTTCTGTAATTGCAATGGCTGGTGATGAAATAATAATGCCTAGCAATTCATTCTTGATGATACATAAACCTTTATGCGGAGTATGGGGTAATGCTAATGATATGAGAAAAGGAGCTGATACATTAGATCAACTTGAAGAAGGCATATTAAATGTCTATAAAACTAAATTAAAAGAAAACATTGATATCGAAGTAATAAAGCAATTTGTAAATGAAGAAACATGGATGACTGGTGAAAAAGCTAGTGAATATTTTGATATTACTGTAATAGAAAGTAATGATTCTGTTGCTAAGATAGATGAAGAAACTTTTAATAGATTTAAAAATAAACCTAAAGAATTAACTATAGAAAATAAAAAAATTAATGAAATAAAAGATTTAAAATCAAGACTTGAAATTGAGTTAGAATTACTTAATTTATAAGTCTTTTTTTATATAAAAAAATGAACGGAGGAATTTGTAATGAAAAAAATCGATGAATTAAAAAATAAATTTAACCAAATTAAAGGAGAAGCTGAAGCTTTAAAAGCTGAAAATAAAATAAATGAAGCTTTAGATAAGGTTGAAGAAGCTAAAAATATTAAAAATCAAATTAAACTAGAAGAAGAATTAGAAAATACCAAATTAGATGATGTAAAAGATAAAGTCGAAAAAGGAGATGTTAAGAATATGAAAGAAAAAAATTCAAAAAACAGTAATTTTGTAAATTATTTAAGAGGTACTATATCTACAGAGGATGAAAAGAAATTATTTACTGAGGCTAAAAATAGTATGAATGAAGGTGGTAAAGCAGATGGTGGAGCATTAGTTCCTTATGATGAAGATTGTTCAATTATCACACTTAGAGAAGCCGATGATGCTTTACAAAATTTAATAACAGTTAAACCAGTTACAACTTTAAGTGGAAAGAAAACTATAAGAGTTAGAAAGACAGGTGGTACAAACTTTAAATTAGTTGGTGAAGGAAAAGGTATAGAAACAGGGAAAACTCCAACTTATAAAGAACTTGAGTACTCTTGTAAAAAATATGCTTCTATATATGATATTACTAATGAATTTGAAAGCGATTCTGAAGCAAATGTTATTAAAGAATTAAATCATTGGATAGGAAGTGACTCAAGAGAATTAAGAAACTTATTGATAATAAATGAGTTATCTAAGAAAGAAGCAACTCCTATACAATCTATAGATGATATAAAGAAGGTCAAAAACGTAACATTAAATACAGCTAATAGTAAATATGCTCGTATATTAACTAACCAAGATGGGTTTAATTATTTAGATACTTTAAAAGATGAAAAGGGAAATTATTTATTACAACCTTCTGTTACTGAAAAAGGTAAGTATACAATTGATGGATTAGTGATAGATGTAAAGGATAATTCAGTAATACCTTCAAAAGAAAATAAAGCACCTATATTTATTGGGGATTTTGAAATGAGTGTAATTTTATTTGATAGACAAGATGTAACAGTTAAAGTAACAACAGATGGTGGAGATGCTTTCGATAAAGACTTAACACTTCTAAGAGCCATAGAAAGAAATGATATACAAACTTTAGATAGTGAGGCATTTGTCCATGGAGAAATTGATTTAACTGCTACTCCTAATAAAGTTAAAGAAAAATAATTGAAATAGGGGGATTTAATCCTCCTATTTTTAATGTTTGAAAGGAGGATTAGATTATTGCAATTATCAGAAATAAAAAATTTTTTAAAAATAGATTTTGATGATGACGATGAATACCTAAATTTATTAATAGGTGTTGCCAAAGAATATATAATTGATGCTTTAGGTAAATTTAATGAAAATAGGTATAAGCAAAAATATTTACTTTTAATCTTAATAAAAGATATGTATGAAAATAGAGAATTTATAGTTAAAGAGAATTCTAATGTTAGATATATTGTAAGATCTATTATATTGCAAGAAAGTTTTAAAGGTGATTCAGATGATTAAATTAGATAAAAGAATTACATTTAAGAAAATTGAAACCATACAAAATGATTATGGGACAATGGAAGAAAGTTTAATTGACTATTATTCTTGTTGGGCTGGATTTAAAACCATTAGTGGTAAAGAATTTATTGCAGCTAAAACAACTAATAGTGAAAATATAGTGACTTTTACAGTTAGATATTGTAATAAGTTAAAGCAATTATTAAACCCAAAGGAAATAAGAAACTTTAAAATTGAATTCAATGAATGTAAATACAATATTTTATTTATAAGTGATTGGATGAATTTACATAAATACATAGATATCAAGTGTGAGGTGATAACTTAAATGAGTGCAACTATAGAATTAGAAGGTTTTGAAGAAGTTGAACAACTCCTAAGTGATTTGGAACTTGATGAATCTACTAAAAAGAAAGCTGTTAAAACTGGACTAAATATTATAGCAGACTCTATAGAGAGTAATTCTCCTAAAAAAACTGGAAGATTATCTAAAATTAAAAGAAAAGTAGAAAATACTGGTCTAGCTATAGAAGGTACTGCAAATTCAACAGCCTTTTATGATAAATTTCAGGATATTGGAACTTCACAACAAAAAGCTCACGTAGGCTATTTTGATAGGGCGGTAGATTCTAGTATAAATGAAGCTATAAAAGCTTCAACTGAAGTCTTATTTAGTAAAGTGAGGTAAGTATGGATATAAGAAAATTATTATTTAAAACATTAAATATAAAACCAATAACCAATCTTACAGTAGATAATAAGGTTTATTATTTGCATATTCCAAATATTCCTAAAGAAGGACAGTATGTTGAATATGAAATATTAAATGAATATGGAGAAGATTATGGTGATGGTCGAGAAATATTAACTACTTATAGAATTCAAGTTGATATATTCTCATATAAAGCTGGAGATAAATTCTTTGAGTTAGAAAAAGAAATTAGAAAAGCCATGCTAAGTAATGGATTTATAAAAGAAAACGTTTTTGATGCTTATGAAAAAGATACAAAATTATATCATAAGGCACTAAGATTTAATATTACATTATAAAAAAAGAAAGGATGATTTAATATGACAATAGAACAAAATAATATGCCAATGATAAATGTAGAAAAATTACATTTTTCAAAATTACTATCTCAAAATACAGATGATGTTACTAAAACAACTTATGATGCTCCTAAATGGTTTGCTGGAGTAAGACAAATTGGAGCTAAACCCAAGATTCAATCTACGCCTATATACGGAGATGGTAGATTAATGACACAACTTAGTAATGTATCTAGTATAGATGTTACAGTAGATGTTGTAGATTTAACAGATGAAGAAGAAGCTTATTTATTAGGTCACCAAATTGCAGAAGATGGTGGTGTAATTTATGGTGATTCTGATGTTGCTCCTACAGTTAGTATGATGTTTAAGAGTCCTAAAGCAAAGGGTGGCGATAGATATATGATTTTTTATGCTGGAGAATTTGAACCATATGATATAGATATAAAACAACAAGAAGGAAAGACAACTCCAAGTTATACAAAACTAAAGGCAACTTTTAGACCTTTAAGTAATGGATTATATAAACATAAATTTGATAGTGATTCTCCTAATGTATCTAAAGATAAAATAGACAATTTCTTTAAGAAAGTTTATATACCAACTCCAAAAAAAGTTGTAAATGAAGAATCACACTAAAAGAAGAAAGGATGATAATTAATGATAAGAAAATTTAAAATAGGTGAAGAAGAATTAGAATTTAAAATGACAAACCAAACAATATTTGACCTTGATGAAATGTATGGCAACTTCGGTATTATTGTAAACAGTGTAATGCAAGGAAAAGAAGGAATATATAATAATGCTTTAAAAATACTTTGTGCTTCTTGTATATCTAAAAAATTATCTTTAGATGAAGTTAAAGAAAATTTAACACCAACACAGGTAGTAAAAGAATTAGTATCTTTTGCAATAGATTTATATTTAGATTATATGGGAATTAAAGAAACATCTGATTCAGAAGAAAATGAATCAAAGAAAGATAATAAAAAAAAAGCATAGATGAAAAGCCTTTTAATATTAATAGGCTTTTTTTAATTGCCAAGAAAGACCTAAATTATAGCAGAGAAGAATTCTTTAATTCTACTTTCAAAGAAATTGTAGATCTAATTGAAGAACTTAACTCTGCTAATTCTTTAAATGAAAGTAATACTAATAATACTAGTAATACTAATCAAACAGTATTTATAGATGATTTAGGTTTATAAAACTAAAGAAAGGAGGTAATTATTATAAGTAATGATGTAAATAGAAGAATTACCACCAAATTTATTTTAGATGATACTGGATATAACAGTACATTAAAAGGAATTAACTCTTCTTTAAAAGAGAATAAAAATTATTTAAAAGCAGCCACAAGCGGTTTAGAAGCTTATGGAAGAACTACAGCTAATATAAAAAGAGTACAAGAATCCTTACAATCTCAACTTGCATCTCAAAATAAGAAGCTAGAAATTTATAAAAATAGTATTGCTAAAACAACAGAAAAATTAGAATCTAATATAGAAAAGAGAGAAAAATTAAAACAATCTTTAGAACAAGAGAAAGCTAAATTAGAATCTTTAAAAAAAGTATATGGAGAAAATAATCAAGCTGTAACTAACTCTCAAAAGAAATTAGATGAATTGCAAGAAGAGTATAATAAAGTTAATTCTAGTGTAGAAAATGGTGCTAAAAGAATACAGGGTTATGAAACTCAACTTAATAAAACAGAAGCAGAAATAAATAAAACCACAAATTCTATTAATAATTTTAATAAAGAAATTAAAAAGAATGGTGGGGCTATTGATTCTGCTTCTTTTAATGTTCAAAAACTAGGAACCCATATGCAAAAGGCTGGTGGAGCAATAAGTTCTGTCGGAGATAAACTTACTACAAGAGTATCCTTACCATTAGCTGGAGTTGGAATAGCTGCTGCAAAAGTTGGAATGGACTTTGAAGCTGAGATGGATAAAGTTTCAGCTATAAGTGGTGCTACTGGAGAAGACTTTCAAAAGCTAAAAGCTAAAGCAGAAGAAATGGGAGCTAAAACTAAATTTAGTGCAAGTGAAGCTGGACAAGGTTTAGAGTATATGGCAATGGCGGGTTGGAAAACAGGAGATATGCTTGATGGTATCCAGCCTATACTTAATCTAGCTATAGCAAGTGGAGAAGAATTAGGAACTACTAGTGATATAGTTACAGATGCTTTAACAGCTTTTAATATGACTGCTAAAGATGCTGGTAAGTTTAGTGATATTCTAGCTGCTGCAAGTAGTAACGCTAATACAAATGTAAGCATGATGGGAGAAACTTTTAAATACGCAGCCCCCGTAGCTGGTTCTTTAGGATATACAGCTAAAGATACAGCACTAGCTATCGGTCTTATGGCTAACAGTGGGATCAAAGCATCACAAGCTGGTACAGCCTTGAGAGCAGGATTAACCAATTTGGTAAATCCTAGTAAAGAAATGGCTAAGGTTATGAATAAATATGGAATTTCTTTGAAAGATAGTAAAGGTCAAATGAAATCTTTTAAAGAAGTTATAGTTGAATTAAGGAATAAATTTGGAAAACTTGATAAATCTACTCAAGCAGCTACAATTTCAACTTTATTTGGTAAAGAAGCAATGTCTGGTTGGTTAGCTATAATAAATGCATCTGACCAAGATTTTAATAAACTATCTGATGCAATAGATAGTTCCAATGGAGCAACAGATAGAATGGCTAAGACCATGAGTACAAATGCAAAAGGATCTATAGCCGAAATGAAATCTGCATTAGAAGGAAGTGCTATAAAAGTATTTGAGGCATTAGCACCAACAATAACTAATGTAGCTAATAAAGTTAGTGATTTAGCTAATAAATTTAGTCAATTATCACCAGAAACCCAAAACTTTATAGTTAAAGCTGGAATGGCAGCCGTTGCATTACCACCTTTAGTATCAGGATTAGGAAAAACAATAAGTGTAGCTGGTACTTTAATAAAAATTGGAGGTAAATTAGGAACTGGATTAGGTTTAATTTCTACTGGAGCAGAAGTTGCAAGTGTAGCTACAACAGGAGTAGCAGCTGCGGCTGAAGGAGCAACAGTAGCAACTGGAGCAGCTGGTGTAGCCGCAACAGGACTAGGAGCAACATTGGCATCCGTAGCCGCACCAATAGCGATAGGGGTTGGAGCAATAGCGGCTATTTCTTATGCTGGATATAAAGTTTATAAGCATTTAACTTCTGAAGCAACTCCAGCAGTTGATTTATTTGCTGATAAAGCAGTTTATTCAACTCAAAAAGTTTCTACAGCTCATGGAGAAATGACAACACAAGTTCAAACTGGTACTATTAAGATTAGTGAATCTACTAAAAAAGCTGTTCAATCCTACTTAGATATGGATAAGAAAGCTTCAAGTAGTCTTATGGATCTAAGAATTAATAGTGATAAATTTACTAAAGAAACTAAAAATAAGGTAATTAAAAACTTTGAAGATATGTCTAAGAAGTCATCAAATTTATCTGAAGAACAAAGACAAAATATGACCGTAGACTTTAAAAAATTAGTAACTGATACTGGTACTTTAACAGATCAAAATAAAAGAGAAATAATAAAACATTATTCTGATATGGTTAATGGTACTAAGGATCTTAGTAATAAACAAAAATCAGAAATTATTAAAAACTTTCAAGAAACTCTTGATCAAAGCACTTCTATTACTAAAGAACAATCTCAAACTCTCCAAAAAATTTATTCAGATATGAGTTCTAAAATTAAAACTGGTATGGATTCTAAAAGAGATGAAGATTTAAAAAGTCAAAAAGATTTCTTTGAAAAAAGTAATGCTTTAACTACACAAGAAGAGCAAGAAATTTTACAAAAAACTACTGATGCATGGAATAAAAAGAAAGAAAATATAGATAATTTACAAAAGCAAATAAATGATATAATTCAAAAAGCAGCTAACGAACATAGACAAATAACAGATTCAGAAGCTAAGGATATTGACAGTATTCAAAATCAAATGAAAGAAACTGCTATTAAAACCTTAAGTGATAACGAAGTAGAAGCTAAAGTTATATTAGAGAGAATGAAAGATGAGGATACTAGAATTACAGTAGAACAAGCTAGTCAACATATCAAGGAATTAAATAAATCTCGTGATGAAGCTGTAAAAACTGCTAACGATGAATGCGATAAAAGAATTGCACAAATTATTAGAATGAGAGATGAAACTGGTGTAATTAGCTCAGAACAGGCTGATAAGTTAATTCAAGATGCCAAGAAATCTCGTGATCAAACTGTAAGTGCAGCTGAAGAAACTAGAAATCAAGCTGTTGATAAAATTAAATCTATGAATAGTACTATAGAACAAAATGTTGATACAACAACAGGAAAGATCTTATCATATTGGGACAAGTTCAAAAGATGGTGGAGTGGATGGCAACCTGAAGCTAAAAACCTAACTGTTAAAGAAACTCGCTACTCAGATGGTCGTGGTGGAGTTGAACACAACTGGAGTGGTGATAGTTACTTTAAAGGTGGCTATACTACTTTACATGAAAATGGTTGGGAATTATATGATTTACCAGGTGGAACTAGAATTTATAATCATGAAAGTTCTGAAGCACTTGTTCAAGAAACAGCAAGACAAACAGCTCAAGGAGTTATTGATAATTTTGCATCTAAATTAGAAAGTATTATTAGTAATACTAGTAATACAAAATCTAATAATCCAGCTAAAAATATTAATATTAAGACAGATTTACATATTGGAACTCTAAGTGAGGTTAGCAAATTTGAATTAGAACATATGTTAGATGAAAGAGATAAAAAGATTGTTAATCAAATTGCAGAAAGCTTAGATATACATTAAAGGTTAGGAGTAAAATCTTAACCTTATTTTTTTGCCTTTTAAGCTTAAAAATAATATACTAAAGAAAAAGCTAGGAGAATAATATTATGAATAAAGAAATATGCTTAGATGATGTCTTAGAATTCATAAAGAAGTATGGTTACAAATATAACTTTCAAATTCAAAGAGAATTAGATAAAACTAGAAAATTTACAGATAAAGAGATAGATGAAGAAATTAATGAAAATTTTGATTTATATAAAAGATTATAAAATAAAAAAAGAGCTACACTTAAATTGTGTAGCTTAAACTTTAAAAAATATATAAGGAAATTTTCTATAAATGTCATTTTAATTATAGACATATTCTGTAAATTTAAACATATTTTCCAAAAAATCTAAATATATAAATTATATATCTTTATTCCCAATCTAAGCTTGGACATTTATGAGTTTGAGCAAATTGATACCCCTTCTCGCCTTGTATCCTCATCTGATAAGCAAACCATTTTTGTAATGTTGTTATTCTCTCTTGTGTTAATTTTGTTTTTGTAGCCAAATCTTTACTATCTTTATATTTTATCCATTTTTTTTGACTTTTAATTAAATCTGGATAATCTGCACCATAACTTACTATTTGATCCCAAAGTTCATTTAATTGTTTATCTGCTTCTTCATATTCATATTTTAAATTTTTTTCTTCAGAATCACTATTTGAATTTTTATTAGTTTTATTTTCATCATTTGAAGTTGAATCTGTTTTTTTAGAAGAATTATCTTCTTTATTAGATTTTTCTTTTGAGATAGCAGAATCATTTGCTTTTTTAGAATCTTTAGAATTCTCCGCATTTTCATTATCCTTTTTAGGTGTTTCTGATGACGAACTATTTTCTTTATTTGAATCTTTAGAAGACTCCTGTTTATTTTGATCACTATCTATTTTATTATCTTCTGTTGTTGAATCTTTTTTTGAATTACTATCTGATTCAGTATTAGTTTGAGCTGTTGAGCTATCAGATTTATTACATCCTATAAAAGATAAACCAGAAATTAGAAAAGTTCCTATTATTAAACTAGCTATTAATTTCTTTTTCATATGTATCAACTCTTTTCTTTTTATTTATAATTAAAATTATATATTAATTATCTATTTAATGCTAAAGATTTAATTTATTTATTATCTTCCATATATTTCTCCAAAGCAACCGTAATAATTTCTTGCATTTTTAACTCAGGATGATTTTTGCAAAACTCAGTAAACTTTTTTGATGTATTTTCATAGAGTTTAAAACTGCGCCCTATAATTTTCCCATTTAAAATATCATTATCAATTTTCAATTCATTTTTTTGCTTAGTATTACTAAGTAATTCTAGTATTTCTCTTTGTTGTTGCTCAAGTTTCTCTATTCTTTGTATTATTGGTTTTTCTTGTATAAAACAACCTTCACTTTTATCGAAAATGTAATCTCTACCTTTCATTACTTTCAGTAAATCTTTTTTATTAGTTTTTAATTGCTTAGCAACATCATTCAAACTCATACCTTTATTTAACAAACTATTAATTTCTCTAACCAAATCAAAATTATTCACATTACTCACACTATCCACACCCCTTAATTACAAGTATCACTTAGTATTACTTTACAATAATTTCCACCATAAAGCAATAAAAAAAGACTAAGTATATTTCAACTTAATCTTTTTTAACAAAGTAATTATTATATTATTAGTATTACTTATTAATTCTATTATTGCATTTCATTTAATTTTGTCCATATATCTATAAATGTAGGCATATATTTTATTGTTTTAGAAGCAAATTTAGTTACTATATCCTTAAACTTTGGCTTATTTTGATTTTTTTTTAATTCATCTACTATCTCTAATATTTCTTCTCGTTCATCTACTTTAACATTTTCGTTGACTAATTTAATAATATCTTCAAAAAAATCAGAACTATTATTATTTTGTACTATATCATTACCTATTGCTAAATTTCCTGAATTATTTACATTTCCAACATTTATTATACTCATATGACTTAAACTTACCTCCATATCATCTTTAGGTATATCTTCTAACAAATCATCTAATCTAAAACGTATTTCTCTAAAACAAGGTTCTACAATCTCTTTATTCCAAGTTAAAGAATTCTGATCACTATATTGCGATTTAAATACAAAATAAAGAAAATCATGTATTTCATCTTTATAAACGGATTCTGAAATTTTTTTATATTTCTTTAAAACATATGCTATTTGATAATCTATATTAGATGGTATATCTAATTCTGTCCAACCATCATCACTTTTTTCAATTCCATTTACATCAAGACTAAAAAATGGCTTTAATAAATAATTTAAAACTCGATCACTTTCAATCAATTCTATAAATCTCTTTATGTTAGTATGAAACATTGTACGTCCAGTATTGTTTAATGCATCTGACATACAAGCATTTATATTTCTTATTGCTCTAGTAACTTCTTTTCTTGAAAAATTATTATCCATTAATTACTCCTTTCAAAATAATAACAGTAATACAAAGTAATCCTAGTATTATTTTACCATTTATGTCTATACAAAGTAAACACAAATTATTGTCATAAATTTTCTAAATAAAGTAACACTAGTATTATTAGAGTTACTATTGCTATCAAGTATTTTATTTTTTTAAATTTCAATAAATCAAAAATTTATCTTTACATAATTTATTACATGTAATACAATGTATTATATAGTTAGATTACAAAGTATTATTTGTAATACAGATAAAGGAGAGATTAAAATGAAAATCTTAGGGTTAGATAATGGATATAATTATACTAAGACAAGTAAAAACATATGTATATTAAGCACAGTAGAAAAAGGACATGATGATTATAATAATGTCTTAGAAATGAACTTTAATGGAGAGAACTATATAATAGGTGAACCAACTGGTCAATATATAGTTGATGCAAATAAATTTAAAACAGAAGAAGGAAAAGAGCTTCTTAGAATAACAACATTAGCTGCTATTGGTTTAAGTTATCCAGAAGAAAGTGTAATAGATGTTAGTATAGTAGCTGGATTACCAGTAGCATTTTATGCAGATCAAAAGGAAGAACTAACAAAATTAATTAAAGATTTAGATGATTCATGCATAGAAATTAATAAACTAGGAAAAAAACAAATCATTAAAATAGATAAAGTTATGGTATTACCTCAAGCATGTGGAATAATAATAGAAAAGAATAAGAAAAATGAATCAAGTTTAGTGATTGATATCGGAGGGGGTACTTGGGATATCGCCCAGTTTACAGGCTTAAAATTGGTCGAAAAAGCAACATATGAAAAAGGTATGCTAGTTTTATACTCAGCTATAGCTCAAGAATTAAACGCAAAGTATTATACTAAATTTGAAACTTCAGATATTCAAAATATAATTGATAGAAAATACTTTACAGTAGATGGAGTTAAAAAAGGAATAGAAGATATAGAAGAGTATATAGATAACTATGTAAGAAAAATAGCTGCTACTATAAAAAGAGATTTTGATACTACAAACATAGATAACTTCTATCTAATTGGTGGAGGTGCTATAAGCTTAGAATCTTATGTAAAGAAATATTTCCCTTCTATAGAAGTTGAAAAGGAATGTCAATTTACTAATGTTAACTCATTTAAATTTATGGGAGAATTAAAATTAAAATAATTAAATTATAGGTGTGTTACTATATGTAATACACCTAAAAATCTTATTCGAAAAAGGTGATTACACATGGCAAGGGTTGTAAAAACAGTTTCTCTTAATGATGAGACTGATAAAGATTTAATAGCTAAATTAGAATCCGTTCCTAATATATCAGATTACATAAAAGGTTTAATAGCTGCTGATATAAGAGAGAATTCTTTATTTACTAAAGATCAGAAAGAAGAAATTAAAAGGTTGATATTAAAAGTTCTTAATGATGAAAACTTTATAAAAGATAATTCAGTTAAGGCTGACAAAGATCAATTAGATGCTATTGATGAATTATTTAATGCTTAACATAATTTATATATAAGAAAGGGCTGCTTATTTATAGCTCTTTTTTAATAAATTTATCCACAATAAATTCTACATTTTTATATAATTGTGGATAAATTTATAGTAATATAGAAATTTTTGTAGTATAATGGAAACATAAATTTTGAAATTTGAAAACGGAATAAACAGCAAAAAACCTATTAAGTTGTTTTGAGTTTGGCGACCGAATCAACTTAATAGGCTCACAACCTAGAGAAAAGTATCTCTAAAATATTTGCATATATTTATATTATACTCATAGTATAATGGATTATGCAAAAAAAATCAATATTTAATATTAGTTTATTTTATTTATTATAAATATAGATACTTTCTTATTAAGGGTAGTTGTGTACGTTTTTTATTCCTTTAATATAGGAGGTATATTTTTATGTCAATAAATAGATCAGGTCAATTTAGAAAAAAGAAAATTCATTTTACACAAGTCAGCAACATGGCACTTCGTGATCCAGCTTTAAGCTTGAAAGCAAAAGGATTATATTCCCTAATAAATAGTTATATAACAATGGAAAATTATACTCTATACAAAAATAAATTAAAGCAAGATGTCAAAGAAGGTGAAAAAGCTTTTGAAAGTACTTGGAATGAGCTAAAGAGCTGCGGATATCTTATTCAGTATAGACTCCAAGATCCTAAAACTAAACAATTCTATTATGAGTATGAATTGCTAGATGAAGCAGATATTGAATTAGCAAATAAAATTCATAACTCTCAAAATAGAAAAAAACAAGAAGAAAAAAGCCATACCCCTAAAAAGGTAGGTATGGATAAAAAAATTGAAAAAACTAAAAAAGCCATACCTACCAAAAGGGAGGGTATGGATAATGGATATAGTGGAAAAGTGGGGGTATATAATAATACTAATTTAAATAATACTAACTTAAATAATACTACAAGTAGTAGTAGTAGTACGCAAACATTAGCTGAGTTATATGTATTATTTGAAGAAGCTTTTAATAAGAAACCTTCAAGCTATATGAAAAAGAAAATAGACACATTTATAGAAAATTCTAATTTAGAGTTTGTAATAAAAGTTTTAAATTATTGCATAGAACATAATGCTAACTCTCCATCGTATTTATTTAAGACTTTAGAAGAACTAATTTCTAAGAATGTAAATACAGTTGAATTATTTGAACAATCTATAGATAACCATTATAAAGATTTAGCAAGTAAGAAAAAGGCTAAAAAACAAAAAGTAACTACTAATGGAAAAACACAAGCTAGAAAAGTTAACTTTACTCAAAGAGAGTACGACTTTAATGCTTTAGAAGATGAACTATTAGGTTACGATTTAAACGACGAAGATAGTTATCATATTCCAGATACTACAGAAATTTTGAATAAATTTAAGGAGCAATAGAAAGATGAAGAAACATTATTTAACTTCTAAAGAGTATTGGAAGGAACTTAAAAATATAAGAAGTTTATGTCAAGAATGTGTTGAAGAATATAATTTTGGCTATTATTCTGAAGATGGCAAAGCTCTTATTGGTGATATTTTTGATTTAATAAATGAATTACAAAATGACTTAATAGAAGTTTTTAAACTTGAAGATTCAAGAAGATTAAATAGAACAAAACATGAAAAGTTAGAAGATAACTTGGAAGAAATTTATGAAATAAGTTATAACCTTAATGAAGGTATTTTTACTGGAAATAATTCAATTAATAATTTATTAAATAAATTAAATGAGATTATAGAAGAACATCAAGAAAATACATCAAGAAAGTATGATAGAAAATACAAAAGTAATAGAACTATAAAAAGAGCCATAAAAAGAAAAGACGTTAAATCAAATGCACAAATAAAAAGAGAAAAAAGATATGGTCAGTATTTTCTTATGAGATATGCTGGTGTTACATTAGAAGAAATTGCAGAGTGGGAAGGAATAAGTAAACAAGCTGTATATAATTTTTTAAAGAGAAATAAAGATTTAGAAAAAGTAGTAACCAAGGAAAAAACTTCAGATTAATTTTAAAAATAGTAAACGCAAAATTGCATGTCGAGATTGAATAGAAAAAGTAAACTAATAAAGTTTTCGAGATTGAATAGAATAAAATGGAAAAGTAAACGGTATTTATATGTCGAGTTTAATAATTAAAGCAAAATATATAAAAACCTGAAACTTCACAAACCCTAAATGGAACTTTCATATTTGCATTACAGGTTCGATACAATTTCAAAGATGTATTAGTATGAATTTACTACCTAATAAGAGTATCTACATATAACTTTAGTAACTCTAATTGTTTAGTATCTAAGTTAGCTGTAACTAATGTATTAATTATACTATCTAATTCATTATTATTAGTTGTAGGTATGTTATATACTAATTCATTAAGAGTAACCCCTAAAGCATTAGATAAGGCTATAGTAGTATCTAAGCTAGGATTATATTTATTATATTTTACATCAGAAAAATAGCTCATGCGTAGTCTAATAGCTTTGGATAAATATTTTTGAGTTATTTTAGAATATTATTCTTTGTAAATTAGTACCTATTTTCATATTTATCACCTCAATTTAGATATTATAGAAAAGAAAGTGTAATTTCAATTAACTTTACATAATATACATAATTTGTTAACATTGGAATTGAGGAGAATTATAGGATATACTAAAAGATTTTCATATATATGGATAATCAAAGGAGAGAAACAAAATGAAAAAAACAAAGATAATAGCAATGATGATGACTGGGGCTTTATTAATGCCAATGGCAAACGTAGGAAGAACAACTTATGCAAAGGAAGTTGTTAAAACAGCAGTAACTGCAACAGTAGAGAATAACAGAGAATTTATTAGTGTTAAATCTAATGCTAAATTAGTAGATGCTAATGGAAAAGAATTATCAAAAGTATCAACTGGAGATATGGCAGTTAAGTTAGAAACTAAAGACGGAAAAACTTTAGTTAAACTTGTAAAGACTGGAGCAGAAGGATACCTAGAAGAAGTTTCAATAATGCACATAACTGACGGAGACGTTAATAAAATAGAAGCTAAAGATACTCACGGTGCAATCAAAAACGTTGATACTTTAGTAAACGTTAGAGCATTACCAAGTATCAAATCTGAAATCAAAGACGTATTAACTAATAATACTGGAGTTAAAATCCTAGGTAAAACTGGAGACTGGTATCAAGTTAACGTTGGAGGAGTAAAAGGATATATCTTCTCTAACTACGTTGAAGAAGGAGCAACTGGTAAAGTAGTGACTACACCTTCAAAAGCTAAAACAGTTCACAAAGATGTAGTTTCAAAACCAAACAAAGGTGGTAACGTAACTAGACCTGCAACTCCTAAGAAAGCAACTGTAAAAGCACATACTTCAAGCCACGCAGTAGCTCACAAAGCTACAGCACCAAAAGCAGAAGTTAAACATAACGCAGTAGCACCAAAAGCAGAAGTAAAAGCTCCTGTTCAAAAAGCAGAAGCTAAAGCAGAAGCAAAAACTGAAGTAAAAGCACCTGCACAAAAAACTGAAGCTAAGAAAGAAGTAGTTACACCTTCACAAAAGACTGAAGTTAAAGCAGAAACTCCTGCACAAAAAACTGAAGTTAAGAAGGTCGAAGTAAAACCTTCAAACCCTCAACAAAAAGAGGACAAAAAAGAAGTAGTTCAAGAAGGTCCTAAAGAGGAAATCAAACCAACTACTCACGAAGGACAAAAAGAAGAATTACTTCCAGACGTAGTCGTTAAACCAACTAACCCTCAACAAAAAGAGGACGCTAAGAAAGATGAAGTAAAACCTTCAACTGGAAAAGAAGATTCTAAGAAAGACGATCAAAAGAAACCTGTTGAGGAAGCACCTGTTCAAAAGACAGAAGTAAAACACGAATACAACGTGCCTGTAGTAGATTTCAACCCGGGGGATTGTTTAATGGACCAAAAAATGACTGGTAAATTAAACAAGAAATATGGTGATGGAGTTTACGGTAACTACAGAGGTGAAGCAGAGAGAACAATGTGTGCTACTTATACTCAACTCCTAGGTGGACAAATGTCTTTAGACCAAGCTAAGAAGTTATTAGTTGGAAAATACGTTGAAGATGGATATCAAATAAAAGATATTAAGATGATTACTATGGATGTCCCTGATGATGAGTGGGCTATTTACGGAGATGGTTCTGATTATATAGAAAAACATGGTGGAATGAAAGCCTTCAATGCAGAAAAACAAACTAACTTCTTTACAATGTGGAACCACAATGGACAAGACCAAAGACACTTTACTAGAGTAGTTTACTTATTAGGAAAATAGTATAAAGATAATGAGAGATGTTTGATTTAAAAGTCGAACATCTCTCATTTTTAATTAGTAAGACCTAACCCACTTAAAACCATAATTTAGGAGGGTTAGTTGTTACTAATTATGGAGAGAGGAGGAAAATAACTGATGAAGAAGAGAAAGATTAACATACTGCTTGGAAGTCTAGCTATATCAACAATCCTAAGCATAGGTTTAAGTATTCCTATGATATCAGACAGTTTGTATCAATTAGTATGCTCCTTTTATTGTGTAAAAAAATAGATAATAATATATAGTTACTTTACATAATAAGACATTTATATTATAATTAATGTAAAAATATGTAAATAAAAGGGGTATAGTTATGTGTAATTGCTGCCAGATAGTTAGTGAGAACATAAGGCTAAAGAATGAAAATGATATTTTAAAAAATAGAATTAAAGAGTTAGAAGGAAATAATATTAAAAGAAGGAAAAGAATAAATTCAGCTAATTTAAGAGAGAAATATAGAAATCTTTAAATAATCAATAGGGGAAATATGTATGATATTGAGATTAAGAAATGATGGTAATGTAATAGAACATTCAGAAAAAACAGTTAAAGACTTTATAGATAATATTATTTACAAAACAAAAGATAAAGAAAATAAAGTGTTTGTAATCCATACTATTCAATCATTAAATGGTAAACAAAATATGATATTATATTTCCAAAATGGAGTTTTAAAGAGTCACCATACATCATTTGGTAAGTTTGATTATAATGATGTACTTAATTATGAAGTCTCTCCATCTTATAGAGTTAAATACATTGCACTGGAAGATATACTTAGTTTAGATACAGATAATGAAAAAGAAATGGAAGACAGGTTTAGTAGAAAAATAGTAGATAGATATAGGTTTTCTTATAGATATGGAAATGATTATGTATTAAATAGAATGTTCGATGATGAGGAACTTAAAAATTTTATAAAAGAACAAGATGATTATAGATTTAAAGAAGTAGTTTCTATTTTATGTGATAAAGTTTTAGATAATGAAAGTTATATTTTATCTCTCAAAAATACTATAAATGATCATGCTAGAGATATTTATATATTAGAGCAACAAATTAAATGGTTAAGTAAAAAGAGTGAAATAAAAAAATCTAATGGAATAGATGATCTAAGTGAAGAAGATTTAGATAAATTATTTGATATAGATGCATTTAGATTTTAATAACAACCAATAGAGAGTATATCCAGGTGGTATGCTCTTTTCTTATGCCTAAAAACAGGAAGATATATAACCCTAGAATATAGTTATAATGTTGCAATTATTATTGTAGTAAAATATAAGGCTCATAGAACACTTTATTTTAACATAGACTTATAATTTATCAACTACAATAAAATAATTAAAATTAGAGCCATTTAGCCACAAAGTAATGCGTATTGTAGCTATATTTAGATATTAGATAGTTCCACTATATATTATTTTAGAGAAAACTATACTATAATTATTAAACATAGAATTTATTCTTAAAGGAGACTTGGCATGGATAGTAAAGAGAGAAAGAGGATGAGAGAAAAGTCTATACAAGATAGAATATCAGCTTTAGAAGGTGCAAGAGAAGAAGGTAAATTAGAGGTAGCTAAAAAACTTTTAATAGCTAATGTAGATATGGATATCATAGTTTTTTCAACTGGATTAAGTGAAGATGAATTATTAAAGATTAAAAATGAATTATAGAATATGTTTGAAAAGAGCTGCATGTTATTTATGTAGCTTTTTCTTATGCAAAAAAATAAGACCTAGCCTTATATATAAGACTAGATCCTATCTTAGGTTTACTTTTTAACCCATTCAATTTTATAACCAATTATATCAGCTATTTGTAATACTTCACTGTACTTTAAAGCTTCCTTACGTATTTTATTACTTAGGTTTTGTACAGTATAATCACTACCATTACGTTTATTTAGTTCTTCTGCTAATCTGGTAATAGTAAACCCAGAGGATATTATATAAGCTTTGATGTCTTCTCTTATTCCCATAATATTCACCTCAGTAAAATTGTAACATTCAATTTAAAAATGGTCAAATAGATTGTTTTTTAAACTATTAAATTTAAAATTAAATTAATAAATTTAAAAAGTTGTTGACATTTTAAACTTATAGGTTTAAAATTAAATTGTAGACACGAGTTAACAATAAATTAATATCTATAATTTAATATATGAGGAGATGAGAATTATGAGTGTAAAAACCTTCAAGAAATTCATTGAAGAATTAAGAGAGCAAGGTATAAGCATTGAGAAACTTAGCTTATCACAAGTAAGTGAAAGTATGAAATTATATAAGATTTTAAATAAGTAAAAGGGAGAGAAAAAATGATTGATTTAAATTTTAAAGTTTGTGATGGAATATTTATAGATCCAAAGGAATTTTTTAGTAAGACTAAAAACAAGGAATTAAACCTAGAAAGATTTGTTTATGATAATAAATCAGTTCTTTTTAAAGAAAGAATGAGTGGATTTGATTTTAGATGTTTGTTAAGCGGTATTATAGAAGAAGTTGAAGCTGATGGAGAATACATAACAATAGCTAAGGTTAACGACGGAATTATGATAAGACATAAGGTATTTAATGAACTTGAAGGAGAACTTATCAATGAATGGTTCTTAGTATCATAATACCTAGGTGTGAATTTGTAAATATTTTTAAATATCTATTGTCTTAGTACAAATATAGTAGTAAAATATATTGTACTAAGACAATAGAGGTGATTTAAATGATAGGTTTAGAATTTATATGTGCAAATAAAGGAATGCAGTATAAAGAGCTTGCAGAAAAGATTGATGTAAGTAGACAGTCTATAACTAATTGGGTTACTGGAAGAAATAAAATACCAACCAATCATTGTATGAATATGAGTAAAGTGTTTGGTAATATACCATCTGAATGGTTTAATAAAGAGTTATCAGAAAGTGATAAGGTTATTCTGTTAGATTTATTAGATGAGGATAAGAGAAAGAAATTAACTGATAAAACAAATTCTAAAAGAACAGAAGTAAAGTTATTTCAAAATCAAATAGTTGATAATATTGGTAAGTATATGGATTATTGGATAAATAATAATGATACAAGTCTTTTAGAAGTTGGAAAAGAAAAATTAGAATTATTAGAAAAATTTTTTATAGTAATGTATAGTTCTAAAGTTAGTATAGAAACTTTAAGAAAAATTCTATCAGTATTAGATACAAATAGCAAGGAACAAATAGAGGATAACTTTATTAAAAGTTTAAAACTATTGATTGAAAAAGAGGAAAAAGAAAATAAACTAAAAAGCATTATTAGCAAGTATATTGAGTTGAGTCCTAAAGAATTAAGTTTATTGAAAGAATTAGGTATAGATAATGATATATCAATAGAATTTAAAATAAATAAAATAATTAAGATTCAAAGAAATATTAAAGATGAAAATATTAGACAGGAATTACAGGTTATTAAAGAAAAATTAATAGCTATATGTGATTGCTCTAATTAAAATAAAATTTTTAAACAAATAAAAAGGAGATTGAAGAGATGAAAAAAGAAGAAATTAAAAATTATGAAGAAATTGAAGAATTATTAGATTATACAGCATATGATGATTTGGAATCTATAAGAACAGAGGATTTTAGAGAGTGGTTATTAGCTCAAACAATAGCATTAACAGATTATTATGCAGATGAAATGTTAAATGAGAATGATGTATTAAAGTTTATAAACTATGCTCACAACATATTTAGTAATGCATTAGAAAATAGTGAAGAATTTATTAATGGTAAGAAAGTATTAAAGGTATCTGCAAATCCAATATATTGGGACGGTGAAAAAGTATTTTTTCATTCCGAGTTTTATGCATTTAAAAATATAAAAAATATTGAATTTTTAAATGAGTTTGAATCTTTTGGGAAGGCAAAGTTATTAGAAGCGATGACAGGATTAGATCAAGAATTCCCACCTGATTATTTAACTATATTTGAATATAGAGAAGATGAATATCTATTAGAAAGAGATTGGGGTGGAGATTTAGAATATTATACTATGGATGAAGCTTTAGAAGAATGGATGACAGGATACGAAGAAGAAATGCTTATAGAAAATGAGAATGCTGATAGTGATGATATTGAAACTGTGTTCAAATTACAAGGTTATCAAGTTGTAATATTAGAGCGTTCAAGATTTTTGGATCATTCACATTTAGATGAAATAGAGAAATATTTACAAGAAGGATACAAACTTATTAGAAACGTAGATTTTAAATACATAGAGAAAGCTGAAGAATTAAACAAAAAAGGTGGTTGGTATGATAATGTAAGAAGTGTGGAAACATTTGTAAATAATTGTTTATATACAACATTAGTTAAATAGATAAAATGTAATTCAAGATCAAAAGGCTTGTGCCTAGGTGACATGAGCCTTATTTAGATAAAACATTATTGAAGGAGAGAGATTATGGTGAGAGAAATACTAGATAAAAGATGGTGGAAAGTATTAGGTAAGTTTAATACGAAAGAAGAATTAATAGATAGCGTTAGAACTGTATTAGAAGAAAAAGAACTAATTGGGGAAGATATAGAATATTGTTTAAATGACATGGAAAATGAAGATTTAGATTTAGAAAAGGTATATGTATTAAGCTTAACAAATTATTTTGTAATGCCTTATGATGATGTCGTTGAACAAGAATTAGCTTTCATTGAAGAGAGAAAAAAAGAACACATGAAAAGAAGAAAAGCACAATTAAACATGAGCATTGATGATTATAGAATAGTACAGAAGCAAAAACAAGCTGAATACTTAGTAGCTAGAGAGATGAAAAGAATGGCTAAAATGCTAGGAAGAAAGAATCTATTATCCTATATGCCTAATGTGTATGTGCTACATGAAAAGAATTGGATTAAAAAAAGCTGTGGTGGTTATGTAACACAAGATAATAAGATGTTTTTACCAGAAACAGATTTTAATAAAACAAAAAGATTTTATGATCCATATGATGTTGGTTTAAAAAAAATTATATATAGAAAAAATGATGAGATTGTAAAAACAATTAGACATGAATTAACTCATCTTTTTGTAAGAGAAGAATTTGAAAATACTACATTTATAAAAAATATTTCTTCAGATGCAAGTCCTATATTTTTATATTATTTATCATTTTTTCACGCTAGTTTTGGTGATGGTTATAAAGTTCAAAGTAAATATGAAAGTGAATTACGTGAACAGGTACATGGAAAAATGACACATGAGGATATTAAAACTATGAGTTTAAAATTGTTAGGAAAGATAGAATTATTTTTTGAACATTTAAAGGATTACGGGTATTTTAGTTTTTCAAGAGATGCAGAAAAAAGTTATATAGAGAATGGTGTAGTTCTATATATGGGATATGAGATATTAAATTTCTCTATACAAGATTTAAATAACTTATATACAAAATGGAATATAGAGTTTAATAAAAAGCTAGAAGAAATAAAAAATAAACAACCTAATGTTGCTTAAAATAAAACCCTAAATAAAAGCCTTATTTAGATATAAAAGTATAATTAGTCTAAACAGTTAAAAGATTTAAAAATAAGGGCTTTTTATTACCAAAACAAGCCATTTGTAAGGTGCAAATAAAAGGAGAGATTTGAAAATGTATATAGCAAAGACTTTAAGAATGATGAACTTTTTAGTAAGAGAAGGATTTGATTGCATAAAGATAAAACATGATTTATATAATCCAGGAAAGGTTGTTTTTGCCTTTGAAGATAGCCCTAAGTTAAGATCTGTTTTACATAAATATAAAAGTTAACAAATTGAAATTAAAAAGAAGGAGTATAAGAAAAGTAATATGAATGATATGAAGATAAACGATAAATTTATAGTATTACCTAATAGAGCTTTTAGAAATGAATATGGGGAACCATTGGCTATTAAATATAAAGATAAGTTTGGAGAAGCTGGTAAAAGTGTTGCTTTGATATATGCTTATTTAGAGCACAGAAGAACTTATTTAGATGAATGTTATTTTTCTATAGAAGATATGATTAGAAAGCTTGGTTGCAAACCAGAGACAGGAAAAGGAAGAATGAATGATAATTTTAAAAATGTTTTAAACTGCTTAAAAGAAGATGGGTATATTAAGACAAGTATTGATTTTACAAAAACAAATATAAATAAATTAATAGATGTAAAGTTAATTAGACCAGAGAATAACTTCTTTAAGCTTGAACAATACCAGTATGAGTGGATAATGAATTCTAAATCTAAGTCAAAGAAAAATAATTTATTTAAACTATTCTGTGCAATAAAAAGTAGAATAGCTACTAGGCATAAAATTGAAAATATATATGATGGGATGTATGAAGTAGCCTTTCCATCTTATATAACATTATCTAAAGACACAGGAATAGGACAAGGAAATATAAAGAAATATATAGATGAACTGGTTGAGATGAAACTTATAAAATATAGCAACTTAGGAACAATATATAACCCAAGTACAGGAGAAACTAAAGAATGCAACAATACATATGCAATATATAAAAAGGGATGGGAAGAAGAGTTAAATGGATCAATAAGATTATTAAAACAAAAACTAAAAGAAGACGGATGGAAATTAATTAAAAAAGAACCAGATAAAAATATAGATAGCTTAAAAGGCAGAAAAGGATATCTAACAAAACAAATAAATAAAGGAATAGCTACACAAGAAGAAATAGAGGAATATAAGCAAATAGAAAATAAACTAGAGAAAAGAAGACAGAACAAAAAGCAAAACAATAAGACTAAAGAAATAGCGTAGCGAACTTCTCTCTAAGCAAGTAGCGTAAGCGTATTGCGTGAGAGTGAATATTGAGTTTTCTTTTTAATATATGAGTCTTCTTATTATACCTCCACGGAGACACCCTAAAGGTGGTTTTATGTTAAGCTATAGCTTGTTTTACAGACACCCTAAAGGTGGTTTTAAATTTAAGCTAATTACAAGGAAGTGATTTAAATGTTTTATAAAAATAAAAATAATTTCATTAATAGACAACCTATGGAACGGAGTAATTATATCTAAATTATAGAACTAATAAAGGTATAAGAAATTGGAATATGAAGGAGAGAAATTATGATGAAAGCAAATGAATTAACAACAGAACAATTAGAAGAAGGAATATATATACCAAGCATTGATGCATGTTGGTTATACAAAGATAATATAGAAACTAAGGATGGGAACTATGAGTTTAAAAAGGAATTTAAAAATAAACTCCTAACTGGTAAATTAGATTTTAGTTTTGAATTAGTTAAAAATGAAGTTTTAATGCAAAATATAGAAGTGGAAAAATGGGAAAGAAATAATAAAACATTTTATTATACATTAGATATTATTAATGTTAAATTTGACAGAATATATAAATGTAAGTATGGATATGTAGAAAAAGAAAAAATAAAAGATAGTAAGATTTTGAAAAAAACAAGTGTTAAATATAAAGCAGAAAAAGAGAGTGAATTAATTAAAACATGGAAAATAGAAGATGGAAAAGAGAGAGAATACCATATATCTTTAGAACCAGAACAAGAAGTAAACATAATAGATGAAATAGATGATTATATTAAAATAGAAGTTAATGTAAGAGAACGTAGTGCTAAACAACTAAGAAATTATTTATATAAAAATGGATTTAAATTTAATAATAAAGAGTTTTCTAATTGGAAAAGAAGTAGTGGAAAAGCTAGAGTTGGTAATAATATTTTTATTATTGATAGTATTAAAAATGAAGTTCTTAAATGGTCTAGGATGGGATTAGAGTTTAAGGGTAAGCAAGATATAGCAAGTATAAGAGCTTATGAGAGTTTACCCCTAAGTAGTATTATAGGAACTATTAAATTAGATCCTTGTAGAATCCTAGTTGTAGATGACTTTGAAAGTAAGTTTAAAGTAGAAATGAGTAAGACTTATTTAGAAGAAAAAGATTGTATAACTAAAGATTATGAAGTTGATGAATCTAATAGTATATGGGATGGAGAAGGTCTTTTAAATGAAAGAATATTTAATGAGAATGAAATTATAAAAGATAAGGGATTTGCATTACTTAGAAATAGATTTATGAAATGTGCTGGATTTAGTTGTAAGATACAAGATTGGTATAAAGATAATTATGAAGGCACTAAAGTTAAGGATATGTATGGGAATGAAATTAATGTAGAAGATATAGATTTAATAACTACACCAAGTTCCATAAAGCTTATAAAATTTAATGATGAGGTTTTAAAATTAGATAAATATAAAAACTTAGGAGAAGGAGCATGGTTACAGTATTGGAAGGATAATGCTGGTAATGAATTTGGAGTTTGTAAGACAGAAAAGCCTTCACATTTTGAAAATGGAAAGAAAAATAGATTATCATATCAAATGATTAATTCCTTACCTTTGGATAGAGAAGAAATTAAGGAGCTATTGAAAGATGAAATAAAACATATAGATAAACTAAAAAATGATTTAGATTATTACCTAAATGCAACAAAATTAAATTTTGAATTTGAAGAAGACTCAGAGTTTACAGATGAAGAAGAATTTGAGAAATTAGAGTTAGGCAGCAATATAGATGTTAGCATGGCATTTAATAAATTAGTTTGCAAGAACAAAGAATTTGCCAACACAAAAGTATTTAAAGATAATAGAAGAAATTACATAGCTGCTTATATAAGAGAATTAAGAAAAGGCAAGATAAAAATAGAAGCTGATTATTGTGTAGCATGTGGTAATCCAATAGAGTTATTATATAGCACAATAGATAAGTTTAATGGTAAATCTATAACATTAAAAGAATGGGAGATATATAGTAGTAGATTTAAAGATAATGAAGATATAGTAGGGTTTAGAAATCCACATATAAGCGTTAGTAATATAGGACAACATACAAATAAAAAAATAAATGGCTTTGAAAAATATTTTAATTGTACTCCAAATATAGTTTTCTTTAATGCAATAGGAGTTCCAATCCTAAGTATGTATAATGGAGAAGATTACGATTCAGACTCAAACCTTCTAACTAACAATTCTATAATAGTAAAATCATGTGAGAAAATAAATAAAGATTTTAAAATACCTAAGAATGATATTTCAGCTATAAAAGTTAAAAGGGATTTTACAGATGAAAACATGGCTGAAGTAGATCATATTATTTCACAAAACTTAATTGGACAAGTTGTAAATACAAGTCAGGAAATTAATTCTCTACTTAATAATATTTTAAATAATGGTAATGATAAATTAAATTATAAACATAAAGATGATGAAGATACTACACCAAAATGCAAACATAATATAAAAGACTTATATAATAGAGCATCTAAGCTTAGTAGTATATCCAATTGTGAAATAGATAAGGCTAAGAAGAACTTTGAAGACCTAAGAGTTAATAGAGAACTAGATAGCATAAAAGAAGATTTAGTAATGGTTAAAGATATATTTGATGATAAAAAATATTCTGAAGATAAAAGAAGAGTTAAGCCATTATTCTTTAAAGTTATTGGAGATACAAAGGCTTTAAAAGAGAGAAGACTTACAGATAAAAAAGAATTAGAAAAAAGAAATTCTATAGCAATAGAAAAATATATAGAAGATAAGAAGTTAAAAAAAGAAGATGTAATTAATAAAAAAGGTAAGGTAAATAAAGAGCATATTGAGTTAATAAATATATTAAACAATATAAAGAAAGAATGGGAAGTTTGGAAAGATAAGATATATGTAGAATATGAAACACCAATGGATATGGTACAGGTAGAACTAGATAAAATAAAAGATAGCAAAAGAAGTAAAAATATATATTTAAGAGATCTTTTAAAAGAAGTTAAACATAAAGCAGATAAGGAAGAAATAAATAAATTAGCATTACAAATTGAAGATTTGGATAAGAAATTAAAAGCTATAAATTTAAATGTAGATATGACATATAAAGATAAGGTTATTACTAAAGAAGAATTAAAAAGGAATTTCGTAATCTATATTAGAGAGCAAAAGTTAACCAAAGCTAAAATATATCATTTATTAAAAAGATGTTTTAAGATAAAGAAAAATAATAAAGAAGAAAAAGAAGTTATAAAGGGTATTGAAAATATAACAATAGAGATTATGTTTAGAACTTATGGAGATAAGTTTATTGATATGTTTAAAAGTTATACAAAATAAAAATGGGGGATTTTTAAAAGAGAAAAAACACTTTAAACCTAGTCGTACCAACGCTTATAGCGTTTTGGATTAAGTGCTACAATAGGGAGGGAGTATCTAATAAAGAGAAACCTTTTAACATTATAATGTTATACGGAGTATCCGTGGGAGTGTAGGTTTACCAGTACCTTTTAAAAAATAAAACTGTTAAAGAGAGTAGTATTTTATTGCTCTCTCTTTTTTATAAAAAGAAATTATATGTCACTTTAATTATATCACTATATATGTTTATTTTCAATACTTTTTTTAAAAATATTTATAATTAATCAATTATATAATATCATAAAAGTTGAATTGTTGTAAAGATAGAATTAAGTCACTAGAGATAATATTTTAAAATTTGCTGTACTTGTTTTTCATAATTTCTCTTTTAATAATTTCTCTTTTAATATATAAATTGTTTTTGGTTGTATTGAAGAATGCTCTAGTGACTTAATTGTATCTTTATATAGATACAGGACACATAGCGTGTCTTACTCTTGTTGATTTTTTTAATGGTAATTTTGTACGTTTTATGTAGGTTCGAATCCTATCACTTGTCAATAAAGAAAACGTAATTCCTCGAAAAACTTTAATTTTTCATGTGTTGGGGGCATTACAACAATGCCCTTTCATTCTTTTTATAAAACAGAGATTTTAATATAAATTTAAATGAGATATTTTTATCTCAAGTACATTTGTGCATTAATAAACTCTTATTTACAGAGATAGCATTTTTATAGATGCTATTTCATTTAAATTTATATAAAAATTTACCCCATGATGATGTGGAGGATGTGGTAGTAGGTCTACCAATTACGGAATTACCTTTTTATCCTAAGTGAAGATACTTAGAAAATATAAGAACGGATATAAAAGGAGAATTTATGAACAATAAAAAAATGTTAGCATTAATTGCTGTAGTAGAAGAAAAACAAAAAGGAATTTCTAAGATAATTGAAGAGTTAAAATCAATTATAAAATTAGAGATTGAGAATGAATCTTTAAGTGAAGAAGAAATTCAAGTAAAGAAAAAGGAAGCTAAAGAAATAATAAAGAGCTACATAAAAGATAATGGAAATATCCTAAATGAAGTCAATCAGAAGAATCTATTTAGCTTACTCTTAGATGTAAATTATAAAAAAGAAAGCATGTCACATTTCCTAAGAGATTTAAATATTAAATATAATTACTTACCAGCTTTAGATAATGAAACATGGAGTAGGTTGGTGATAGGTGATGTTGATGGATAATAATAGCATTATCAATCTTATTTTTCAGCTAGAAGAATACTGTAGATTAGATCCTAAGTGGAGAAATCAATTAATAAAGGTGAATGAAATCTATGAGAGATATGGAGATAACCTAAGTTACATGGAAACTGAAGATAATTTAATTTTTATAGATGAGAATGGAGAAGTAGTGGGGTGTTTACAAAGAAAGAAAAAAGGATTTTATCAAAAATGATAGGAATTGAAAATTTGTTAGATGAAGAAATAGCCTTAATTATGATAAATAAATATCCTAATATAGATGAAATGTTTTATGAAAATTATGAAGAAATGGTTGAAAAATATGGATTAGAAATAAGTGAAATTTTTAGAAAATGTTTAGATATAATTTGGTTTGAAGTAAGAGTATAGGAGATGGATATGAAAATTAAAAAATCATTAATATTAGGAGGAACAGTTATTATCATAAGTTTTGTATTAACTGGTTGTAATTTGTTTGATAATGAAATGGGTGAGCTAAAATCAGCTTTTAATGGAAGAGAAGCAATAATAGAGACTTATGATGAAAATAGCAATGTGATAGATAGAATACAAGGAAAATCTATTGATGTAAATACTGACGATGAATTTAAACAAACAGACGAAAAAGGAAATACTATAAAAAAATCATCTGTATTAAATATTACAGTTGGAGAAAAACAAATAATTCATGTAGGGAGTAGTTTAGTTATGCATGAAACTGATTTAGTTAATATTTTTGAAGATTATAATAAAAAAATAGATGTTCAGAATAATGATAATTCAACACCTATTATAGATAGAATAATTAATAGTGCTAAAAATATTACAACTGGTAAAAGCAAAATTATATTAATTAGATCTCAATCTGGACAACCATTAGCAACATTTGCTGGAGATAATGTTAGTTATTTTGCAACAGGAATGGATAAATCTACTGGTATTTTAATAGATGGAAAATACTTATTTATATACAGATGTGATTATACAATATATGATAAAGATTTATTAGAATAGGAGAGAATTAATATGAATAATGAAATAATAAGTAAAATTAATAAAGAAATAATGGATACAAAGGTGAATAATATAACAATTAAAGACTTTAAAAATATAGTAAGAGAATTACAAGATAAGGATAAAGAAATTAGAGAGCTAAGAGAATATGTACTTATTAAAGTAGGTATTAGTTTATTACAAGATGAAAAGTTATTAAAAACTAAAAATATATTACCTCCTAATGTTAGACATAAAAAAGATAGTTTTGTAATTAGTAAGCTTGAAGAAAATAGTTGGTACACATCAAAATACATAGATGATAAATTTATATATACAGTGATTAGACTTAAAAGTAATGAAATTAAAATAAAAGGATGTTTTGAAGAATCTGAAACTACAAAAGGATATTTTGATGATAAAAATTGTGAATATTTTATAGTAATGAGAAGAGAAAAATTTTAGAATTTAAAAAGATATTAAAAGTAGAAAACTTAAATTAAATTAATTTTAAAAATCAAAAAGATAAGAGAATGGAGAAATATACAATGAAAATAGATATAAATAAAATTTATGGATTATATGAAACACCAGAGCATGGAACAGGTTGTAAGAGAGAAAAAATTATAAATGAATTAAAAGAAAAGATTCAAGATAAGGATGATGAACTTAATTACTTATGTGAAGTTATAGATGATTTAGAAGAAGAAAAGGAAGAATTAAATTCTGAGTGTGAGAAGCTTGAAGAAGGGTTGGAAGAAGTTAAAAAAGTTTCTGAAAGTAGATACGATTTATTATTAAAGGCAGTAGCAGAAATTGAGGAAAAAGATAAATTAATAAAAGAATTAAGAAAAAAAAATATGGAATTAAAAATGGAGAAAGCAGCTAAAAAGATACAGGAAAGTGATATTACATTTAGTGAAGAGTTAGCAAAATATATAGCTAAATCTGGATTAATTTCTCTAAAAAGTTGTTTAAATGCAATGGATTTATTATCTGATAAAGGAGAGAAGTAAAATGATTAAAATAAAAATGAGTAATGGTGATGAATTCCTAGTTGATGACACTAGAAAAAGTTTTGTAGAATATGAATTACATTACATTATAAATAATCTTGGACAAGCTAATAAAGTACAATGTCGAGGATTAAGAACAATAAATACAGTTAATGGAGAAATAACTATAAATGTAGATCAAATTTCTTCTATAGAAGATATTAAGGAGGATTAATATGCTTAATATTGTTATATACTTTTTATTAATATTAAGTTTAGTATTTAATATTACATTTATAATATGTTCAGATAGTAAAGATTTATATATAACATGTAATAATAATAATTATGAAATGAATGAATATTTTCAGGAAGAACAATATGTAAAAGAAAGAAAATTACAATTAAAAGAAGAAATAGCTAATCGAGATGTACGTACATTATATATTGATGAGTTAGAAGAGATAGAAAATTATGGAGATGATTTCTTAAATGAAGTTTTAAATTGTAAATAATAAGACTAAGTTTAATATGCTTAGTCTTTTATTTTTAACGTTCAAAAAATTACTTGTTTTTGTGAACACTTTAAAAGTTTAAATTTTACTATATAAATTAGGATTAATTTTGCATAAAGTGTTCACAAAAGTAAATAATAGTTTTCTTTGACAATTGTGTGAGTAATACCATATTATATTATTAAGGATGGTGTTAAATTTATGATATATGGATATGCTAGATGTTCTACGAATGAAAATTTACAAGATATACAAACTCAAGTAAGAGAATTAAAAAAGCTTGGAGCAGAAAGAATTTTTCAAGAGTATGCATCTGGCGCTAAAAAAGATAGAGAACAATTAAATTTATTATTAGATTTAATTAAAGAAAATGATACTTTGATATCTGTAGAAGTTAGTAGAATTAGTAGAAGTACGCAGCAGTTATTAGAGATAATTGAATTTGCAAAAAATAAAAAAATTAAATTAATTATAGGATCTTTTACTTTAGACTTTACTAAAGGTGAATATGATCCAGTTACAATGGGCATGATTCAAATGATGGGAGTATTTTCTGAACTAGAAAGAAATATGATTAGTAATAGAGTTAAATTAGGTTTAGAAAATGCAAAAGCTAAAGGAAAGATATTGGGAAGACCAAAAACAAAAGTAGAAGATATACCTAATATATTTTTTAAACATTACCCCTTATATAAAAATGGAGATATTAAATTAACTGAGTTTGCAAGACTTTGTAATATGAGTAGAACAACTATTTATAAGTATTTAAAAATGATAAAAATATAATTATATAGAAAAATATTTATTAATATGTTAAACTTATGATACAATATACATTTTAGGGGTCAATTACAATGATAGAAAAAGTTAGGAAATATTTGATAAAAGATAAGTGGTATCATGGGACTACATTAGATGGATTGAAAAAAATATGTAAAAATGGTGTATTAGTTAATTATAATGAAGGAAATGAGTTGGATTTTGGAACTGGATTTTATTTAACAGACAAAAAACAAAAAGCAATAGATTATATTGAACGTATAATAAAATATAGAGTTGATAATAGTCTATCTGAGATTAATTCATTAGGAATTCCACTAAAAGATAATACAGATAAAAATATTCCAGTTATATTAGAATTTGAATTTTTGCCACTACAATATTTTGAAAATGAAAAATATTCTACAAAAATATTTAATAGTTATAATGAGGAATTTGCAAAATTTGTTTTTCAAAATAGATATCATTTAGATGAAAAACATAAATATGATTTAATATTTGGTGTTATGAGTGATAGTAATCCAATGCTATTAATTCAACAATATAGAGAGAAAAAAATTACAGAAAATGAAGTAATAGATGGTTTAAGAAAAAGCACTAGTATGAAACAATTATCTATACATAATCAAGAACTTTGTGATATAATTAAGCTAAATAAAGCATATTATTTGAATGGGAAGGAGCTGAATATAAATGAATATTGTAACAAATAAAGATAAAAAGTTGTTGGTTAATGGATTAACAGAGAATTTAATTAAATTTTCTGATGGAGAATTAACACATGATTTAGCTAGAAAATTAGCAAAAATTTCAATTGATAATATTGATTTTAATGATTCAGCGTTAACTCATAAAGGATTAACTTGGTATGCAAAAGAAATAATAGATACAATTGATTTTGAGGCCTTAAATAAAGAATTAATTTTTGCTTGATTTTATAAAAAAATTATGAAGAGTAAGAGTTCTATTAATAGAACTCTTTTTTTATGAAAAAAATATTAAACTTTGATATAATTTATGTTATAGAAATATAAATATAAAGGAGTTGAATATATGAGTGATAAAATTACTTCAAGCTTAGAGATACCTACTGATTCAGATGGATTTGCAAGCTTACAATGTCCATTTTGTAATGAAAGATTTAAATTAACAGCTAATTTTATAAATGAAATAGATATAGATGAATTATATTGTCCTTACTGTGGTTTACAGCATAGTTTTGAAAACTTTCTTACTGATGAAGTTAAAATTTTAGCACAAGCTAAATTACAAAATATGGCGATAGATTTTCTTAGGGATAATCTTAAATCTTTAAAAGATTCATTATCAAGTGACTTTTTTGATGTTACTATAGAAGAAGATTTTAACACTGTAAATGAACCAGAAGTAATTGAAAATGATGATATGTATAAAAAAACTTTATCTTGCTGCAATTGTGATGTTAAATTAAATGAAAATATAGATAGTTGTTATTGTCCAAAGTGTGGTGTTTATAATGACTAAAATTCAAATGGATAAAAAAGCATTTGAAAAAGAAAATCTTAGATTTAGAAAATATGCTAGCGATTTATTAAAAACTAACGAAAGAGATTTTCATAATAAAATTAAAATATTTTTTGAGTTTATTAATAAGAGTAATTTAATTAAAGAATTTATAAATAATAATAATATTTTTGAATATGATATTTTAGAAGCAATAAATACTAGAGAAGATAGTTATCCAGCATCGTTTATAGTTAGTAGCGATACTCAAAAAGCTTTTTCATTTTCGTATCAAATGATCAAATTTTGTGCTGAATGTGAAGATAAATATGCTTTGTGTAATGTTTATCTTGATTATGGTGGAAATAGTTCATTTGATGAAATGGTTAAAAATTTTAATAATCATATTCCTAAAATATTAATAGATGATATATCTTTATATTTTCAAGAAAGAAGAGTTGATATGAAAGAAGATGGAAAAATAGTTATAAATGTAAATGGTAATGGTGGACAAGTTATATACGGCTCTGAGAATTCTCAAATAACAGCTACTCAAAATAATAACTTTGATTCAACTGATAGTTTAAATAATTTATTTGAAGGATTAAAAAAAGATTTATTAAATGTAGAGATAGACAAAAATGACAAAGAAGAGTTAATAGAAGCTACAGAATTAGCTATTGAAACTTCTAAATCAGATAAACCTAAGAAAACAATAATAAAGACAGCGATAAGTGGATTAAAAGGATTAGTTGAAATTTCTAGCTTAGGTATAGCATTGACTAATAATGCTAATGGTTTAATTGAAGCATTTAATAAAATAATTAGTTAGATATTTAGAAGCCTAAATTTTATGGCTTCTTTTTTATATAAAAAATTAGAAAGGAATGGGTAGATATTAAAAAGTTTTGTAGTAGATGTAATATTAATATTATAGATTATAAAGATAAGTATTGTCCTAGTTGTGCTTCTAAGTTACGGAGTAGACATAAGGAGTATAAGCAGTATAGAGAAGATATTAAAGAACAGTCTTTTTATACAAGTCCTGAATGGAAGACAGTTAGATTAAAAATTAAAGCAAGAGATAATGGATTATGTTTATTATGTTTAAATAATAATCTAATTACTCCAATGAATACAGTACATCACATAACAGAATTAAAAGAAGATTGGAATGAAAGGTTCAATAGAGACAATTTAATATGCCTATGCGAAGCTTGTCATCAGAAGATACATAAGGAATATAAAGTTAATAATGAAAGAAAAAGAGTAGTTCAACAACAATTAAAAAACTTAATAAATAAATTTAAAGATGAGTAATTTGTTTACTTGTCTTTTTTTATGCTCAAAACTTGTAGGGGTATATCTAAATGTTTTTTAGAGAATCCTGAAAAGTCGCGGGTTCAGTTTAGATTCCACAAAATTCTAAAAATAAAGTAAAAGGGGGTAGGCTTATGGGGAGAAACAGAAAATCTCTTGATTTACAAAATGGAAATTTAACATGCAAACAAAAAATTGATAGAGAAATAGAAGAAGATTCTATTGTTACTGGAAGAGAGCAACTTGAAGAACCACCATCTTGGCTTAGGAATAAGGTTGCAAAAGATGAATGGAAAAGGCTTGTTGAACAACTTAAAACTTTAAAGATTATTAGTAATTTAGATTTAAATAACTTAGGAGCTTACTGTAATGCTTATTCCTGGTATATAGAAGTAACAAAGCAGTTAAAGAAAGAACCTTTAATTATTAATTATACTAATAAAGCCAATGCAACTAATTTAATAGAAAATCCTTTAATTAAAATTCAGATGAAGTACTCAGATGAAATGCGAAAATATGCTTCATTATTAGGTTTAAGTATAGATAGCAGACTTAAATTAGCATCATTAAAAGGTAAAAAGAAAAATGATGAAATTAATGATGAATTTGGAGATATTTAATGACAATATTAAATGAACTTATAGATTATGCTAATAATTGCTTAGAAGATAAATTTATAAGTGAGTACGAGGATTTTATAAGTTGTGAAAAACATAAATGGGCTTGTCAAAGATTTTTGTCTGATATAAAAAGACAAGATACTGAAAATTTCCCTTATGTTTGGAATGAAGAAGAAGCACAGAGAATAGTTAAATGGTTTAGTTATCTAAGACATAGCAAAGGCGTGTTAGCTGGTAAACCAATAGAATTAACAATATGGCAAAAATTTAATCTATGTCAAATTTATGGTTGGATTAATAAATATACTGGTTATAGGAGATTTAATAAGTCTTTTGTTGAAGTAGCTAGAAAAAATGCTAAATCACAAATGGAAAGTGGAGTTTCTTTATATGAGATAAGTAGAACAGCAGTTAAAAATGAAGAAATAAATGAAGGGTATTGTGCTGGTGTAAAAAGAAAACAATCAAAAATTGTATTCGATGAAGCTGTAAAAATGTTAACTAAAAGCAAATTAAGGTCTAAATTTAAGATAACTAGAGATAGAATTACTCATATTAAAACTGGTAGTTATTTAGAACCATTAAATGCTGAAGATGGGAAAAAGGGAGACGGTACCAATCCAGCTATATTAATTATAGATGAATACCATCAACACCCAACAACAGAATTCTATGATCTTGGACTTGGTTCTAATACTAAAGAAAGCTTATTAATGATAATTACAACAGCCGGTCAAGATTTAACTTATCCTTGTTTTACTCAGGAATATTCTTATTGTAGTAAAGTTTTAAATCCTAATATAGATACATGGAATGAAAATTATTTTATAGATATTTTAGAAGTTGATAATAAGGATAATATTGAATTTAAACGTAATTGGAAAAAAGCCAATCCTATTAGAATGTTTTATCCTGAAGGTATTAAAAAGATTGATGATGAATTTAAAATAGCAAAAGAAATCCCTGAAAAAATGATACCATTTCTAACAAAGTGCTTAAATATTTGGGTTCAATCTAAAGAAAATGGATATATGAATATGGAAAAATGGAAAGCTTGTGAAGTAAAAAATATTCCATATGATCTTAAAGGTAAGGATGTATTTGTTGGATTTGATATGTCTGCAAAAATAGATTTAACTTCTGTTGCTTTTATAATACCATTAATGGATAAAGGTATAAAAAAATATATTTGTTTTAGTCATTCTTTTATACCTAATAGAGAAAAGCTTATCGAAAGAACTAGAATAGATAAAGTTCCCTATGACGCTTGGGAAAGAAATGGATTTTTAGATATATGTGATAATGAAACTATAGACCAACAATATGTTTTAGATTATGTATTTAAAATATGTAAAGAAAATGATTGGCATATATCAGGTTTATGTTTTGATCCAGCTAATGCAGGTAAAGCAATCTCAGATTTAAATAATTTAGGATATCCAGTTTATGAAATATGGCAATCTCATAAACAACTAAATGAAGCTACTCAAGGTTTTAGAGAACAAGTTTACAATAAAAATATTATCTATACGACAAATCCATTGCTTAACTTTGCTATGAGCAATGCTGTAGTTAAGAAAAATAATGGATTGATTAAAATTGATAAAGATGCAACTACACAAAGAATAGATCCTGTGGATGCTATGATTTGTGCATTTAAAATAGCCTATTTTCATGAAGTTATCGAAAATAAGTTTAGTGCAACTGATTGGTTGAAATCATTTAATATTTAGGAAAGGAGGTAGATTAAAATGTTTGATAAATTTAAGAATATTATTAAGGTTCATAAAAGAGATCAGTTTATTAAAATAAAAAATGAAAATGATGAAGATGCGTATATTGACCTATCTGATTTATTAAATAAGAATAACGCTATAAGCAATAATAAACTAAATAGCAGCACTTATTATTCTTGTATGTCGATAAGATGTAATGCACTTGCTAAACTACCTATAAACCTTTATTGTAGAGAAAATGGTGGTAGAAAAAAAGCTGAAGATCATCCATTACATAATTTATTAAAATTAAGACCAAATAAAAATCAATCATTACATGATTTTCTATGGTTAACTGAATTTTATAGGTTAGAATATGGAAACGCATATTGGTATCAAGAAGTTAAAAATGGTACTATTATTGGTTTACATTTATTACATCCAAATAAAATTCAAATTGTAGTAGATGACGGAAATATACTTGGTTCTTATGACGATATAATGAATGATAAAATATATTACTATTACAATAATGAAATATTTTACGATGAAAAAGAAATAGTCCATTTTAAAAACTTTGCTACAAATCCTTTAATAGGTACTCCTATAAAACAATATTTAAAGCAAACTATTGAGGTTGAGCAATATTCAACTAATTTTATAAATAAACAATATGAAAAAGGATTATTAAATCCAATAATAATAAAATATACAGCAGATTTCAATAATGTGGAAAGAGATCAAATTATGAATAAATTTTCTAAATTTAGTGGAGTAAAAAATGTTGGTAAAGTAATTCCGTTGATGCCTGGTTTT